ACGGATGCACCAAGAGCTTGAGAAGCGCTTGGGACAGCAATCACAGGAAGTAGGAGACTTGCGACGTCACTTCGACGAGTACGTGCAGTCCTCCATCAGTTCCCAGCAGTCATCTGCACCGGAAGCTCCAGCAGAGGACGTTGACTTCTTTGCTGATCCGGCCGCCGCTGTAGCTAAGGCTATCGAGAACCACCCGTCACTGCAACAGGCGCAAGCCGTAGCGGCAGAGATGGCGAAGTCTCAGGCACTAGCTAAGCTGAAGACCGCACACCCCGACATGAACGAAGTTCTGCAGGACGAGAAGTTCAAGGAGTGGGTAGGCGCTTCGGAAGTACGCACCCAGATGTATCAGGATGCGGACCAGCGATACGACTTTGCTAAGGCTAACGAGTTGCTCAATCTGTACAAGGAGAGAGCTAACGTAGTCCAGCAGACCGCGGTTGTGGAGAAGCAATCACGCAAGAACGAAGTCAAGAAGGCCTCTACTGGCACGGCACGGTCGAACCCCGAAGGCGCTAGCCCGAAGAAAGTATACCGACGTCGTGACATAATCGAACTCATGAACTCTGATCCAAAGCGTTACGAGGCACTCATGCCTGAGATCATGAAGGCCTACGCTGAGGGAAGAGTTAAGTAATTAACCCTATCCTAGAAGGAATATTATCATGGCACTTGGTTCTAACCACGTCACCAACACTACGGCGGCTACTTTCATTCCAGAGATCTGGAGTGACGAGATCATCGCCGCTTACGAGAAGTCTCTCGTTGTCAAGCCTCTTGTCCGCGCTATGTCTATGGTCGGCAAGAAGGGCGACACTATCCACATCCCTAAGCCGGATCGTGGCGATGCGTCTGCTAAGGCGGCTGAGACTCAGGTTACTTTGATCGCCGGTACTACCGACGAGCTGGTAGTCACCATCGACCAGCACTTCGAGTACTCACGTCTGATCGAAGACATCACTGACGTACAGGCCCTCAACAGCCTCCGTCGCTTCTACACCGAAGACGCTGGCTACGCGCTGGCAACTAAGGTTGACTCTGCTATCATCGCTGAGTCTGCTGGCTTCACTGCTCAGAAGAGCTTTGTTGCTGGTGGTCTTGCCGACGAGGACGGCGCTACGACTACTGCGTTCAACGACGTAGGCTTCCGTACTGCTATCCAGATCCTCGACGACAACAACGTACCGTCTGACAGCCGCGTATTCGTTATCCCGCCTGCTGTTAAGCGTGACATGTTGGGTGAGTCGCAGTACATCTCTAGCGACTTCGTCACTGGTCGTCCTGTCGAGAACGGCAAGATCGGTTCTCTGTACGGCGTTGACATCTTTGTATCTACTAACCTTGAAACCGCCGGTGGCGAAACCAAGTGTCTGTTGATGCACAAGGACGCAATCGTCTTCGCTGAGCAGTTGGGTGTTCGCACTCAAACGCAGTACAAGCAGGAATTCCTTGCTGACCTGATGACTGCTGACACTCTGTACGGCACCGAGACTTACCGTCCCGAAGCTGGCGTTGTTATCAGCACGCTCGTTTAATCCTAAGACGCTACCTTAGGACCGTGGGGAAACCGTAGAGGGAGTACCCACTCTCACCCCTCGGGGAAGAGACTCATAGGAGACACTAATGGCTATCAACTACACACCGCTTACGGACTTCCTGACGAAGGACACGCTCCCTAAGGAAGACCCGGATAAGGTTATCCTTGGCGCGGACTTCGACGCTGAGTTCAATGCTATCTCCACCGCCTTCGCAGGTGCGGCCCCGACTAACAATCCCGTCTTCACGGGTACGGCCACCTTCGACGGCGTCACTGTAAACACTGTAACCATCAACGGCCTCGTTACTGCAGGCAGTCTGGACATCGGCGGCAACGCCACGGTAGCTGGTACGCTGGACGTCACCGGAGCCTCTACGTTTGGTAACACGGTAGACGTCACAGGAAATGCTACGTTCGGTGGGGATGTCGCCGTGGCTGGTACGTTCACAGTTGACGGCGAGCAGTTGCCTACGTTCGACGACGTAAACAGCATTGTATCAGGCGCTGAGCTAGGGCCTGTGTCTACGTTAGACGACCTGTCTGACGTCAACGTAACAAACGTATCAGACGGACAGACCATCGTATGGGACGACGCCAACAGCGAGTGGATTCCGCTGTCGGGGAACTTGTTCATTGAGGTGGACGCTAACACTGTTAAGGCGAAGAGCTTCGTCGAGACGCACAAGACAACTACTGGGGTTATCTACTGCAACGAGGGCAACAACTTCACTGCCAACCTAAGCAGTAGTATGCTGGTAATCTTCGCTAACGTGCCCGCTGTAGACGGCGCGTACGCTTGCACGTTGAAGATCACAGCCAACGGCAACCCCGTTACATGGCCCACAGGAACCGTATGGCCCACAGCCACACCGCCTACTCTGTCCGCAGGGACGGACGTATTCGTCTTCTACACGCACGACGGAGGGACTACGTGGTACGGCTTCACGGCCGGTCAGGAGATTGGATAATGAGTATTGCTAAGAAGCTAATGACGACAGGTGCCAAGGGCGACACATACGTTGACGACGTGTTCTCCACGTATGTGTACGAGGGTACAGGCGCGACTCACGACATTGTTAACGGCATCGACCTCGCTGGTGAGGGCGGGTTGGTTTGGCTGAAGCGAAGGGACACCTACGAAGACAACTACCTACACGACACCGAGCGAGGTACTGGTGTACGGCTACTGTCTAACAGCACAAGCACCGAGCAAGACGTTGGCTTGTCATCGTTCAATGCTGACGGCTTTAGTGTGTCGGCTTCTCAGTACGTTGAATCAGGAGCCGACTACGCCTCATGGACATGGCGCAAGCAGAAGAAGTTCTTCGACGTTGTGACGTACACGGGTGATGGAACTTTTAACAGATCAATTTCGCATAATCTAGGCGCTCAGGCAGGGATGGTAATAGTCAAATGCACATCACATAGTGAAGATTGGGCGGTCTGTCATAGGTCTGCGACCGGAGGAGGCGCGAACCTCAACACCACTGGTGGATTTAATAGTAGCGCGTTTGATCTCAGCCTTTTGTCTGATACTGCGTTTGGGGTTCAAGGCCGCGGCCAAACTAACGCCTCCGGACAGGAATACGTCGCCTACGTCTTCGCCCACGACGACTCCGACGAGTCGATGATTAAGTGTGGGAGCTATACGGGTAATAATTCCAGCAAGCCAGAGATTGATCTTGGCTGGGAGCCTCAGTGGGTGATGATAAAGGCTGTCGAGCATTCTGATAGCTGGGTTATTCTGGACACAATGCGTGGGATTGTCACAGAAGACTCCAGCGGCGGTGGCTCAGACCCGAAACTCTTTCCTAACTCCGGTAACGCAGAGAGTGCCTCTAGCACTAGCTTCGTGGAATTAATGCCCAATGGATTCAGAATAAATGGTGGTGACTACCTAAATAACGCCCCCGGGGAAGAGTACATCTACATGGCAATCCGCCGCCCGAACAAGCCAGCAGAGGAGTTCGATCCGGAGGAGTTGTTTGCCGTTAACAACGCGGTAAGTGGAGCGCCTTCATGGGTCTCTGGGTTCCCTGTAGACATGAATATCCAGAAGAACGCCATTGACACCGCTGGGCCTTATATCTGGTCGAGGCTTATGCAGGGAAAGCGTTTGCGGACGCATGGTACTAACCCAGAAGATTCAGAAGGAGCGGCTTCATTCGACTATCAGAATGGGATAAGCGAGGGTCAGGGTTACCAGTTAGATACGCAGTATGCATGGATGTGGAGACGTGCCCCCGGCTTCTTCGATGTGGTGACGTACGATGGCGACGGTCAGGCAGGGCGTGAGGTTCCTCATAACCTAGGCGTTGCGCCTGAGATGATGTGGGTCAAGAAGAGGACGGCTATAGATCAGTGGTATATATACGCCGCACCGTTGGGAATCAACCAAGCTATGTATCTTAATGATAACAGCGCTTCGTTTGTAGATAATCTATGGAACAACACGGACCCGGCTGAGTATGTGTTTACTGTGAATAACAGATCTGGCGTAAACGGCAACGGACAAAGCCTCATAGCCTACCTCTTCGCCAGCCTCCCCGGCGTATCAAAGGTCGGTAGCTATACGGGTACTGGCGTGGCGGGATTAGACATCGACTGCGGCTTCACCAACGGCGCTAGGTTCGTGCTTATCAAGCGCACTGATGCGGCAGAGAGTTGGAACTTCTGGGACACGGCCCGAGGCATTACAACCGGCAATGATCCTAAACTGACATTGGATTCTACCGCGGCTCAGTATTCGTTTGCTAACTATCTAAACCCGCTCCCTAGTGGCTTTACAGTTGATACTAGCGGTAGTGACCTAAACGCGAACGGCGGCGAATACATCTTCTACGCGATAGCTTAAGGAGCAATACATGAAGTACAGGAAACGAAACGACGGCTCCTTAGTAACTAAGAGCCAGCTCGTCGCAGAGAACAGCGACACCAGCCTGCCCAAGGCGTGGACGCCGAGCACCCTAGAGTTCTTAGGTGTTGACCCCGTCCTCACCAGCCCTAAGCCTGAGCTTGGGGAGTACGAGGTGGCAGTAGCTGACGGCGCTGTGCAGAACGAGAACGGCGACTGGGTCGAAGCGTGGTCAGTAGCGCCTATGTTCCCTGAGTACACCAACGAAGAAGGTGTGGTCGTGACAGAGGCGGAGCAGATAGCCGCCTACGAGGCTCAGAAGGCCGCTCAGAGACGCGCTAGCATGGCCTGTACCCCACGTCAGGCTCGCTTGGCATTGGCCTCAGCGGGCGTCTACGAGGCTGTACAGACGGCTGTAGCCGCAGTGAGCGATCAGGCACGGATTGAGTGGGAATACGCCACTATGGTGGAGCGTAACAACCCCATCATCTCCGAGATGCAAGAGGCGCTGGGCATGTCTGACGAAGACCTAGACAACCTGTTCGATCTGGCGGTGACTCTGTGAGGACTTGGGACGCAGAGTCTGGGGGCTGGCTGGTCCAGATCCCCGGCACTGACCGAACCTACCTCTCCAACTCGGACGAGGGCAGGGCGCTGGAGAGTGCGTTCGAGCAACAGGCGCAGGCAAAGCGGGACGCTCACTTCGCTAACGTGGGCAACTGGCAACAGTACGAAGGCGGGTCACTAGAGGACTTCACTAGTGCTCTTAACCAAGACCCATTCTTCGCCGCCCGTCTGCCCCACTACGCCCGCGATGTAATGAACGGCGATACGTACGGCTACAACATGGAGTTCCAGCTATCGAACGCCAACACAGCCAGAGGGCATGAGCTGACCAATCGCTACATTGCTCTGCTGAACCAAGGCTACACCGATCAGGAGATCATGGGCGCAGGCTACGGCAACGACGGCTCTTCGTACGAGAACGTTAATAACACGCCAGCGGTTGACATGTCGAACTACACGCCTTTAGACACAGGCACAGGGTTCTTGGGGTCCTACAACGCCAAGAGAGAAGAGCTGGCTAACAAGCCCAGCGTTATGTCGCTGTTCAAAGAGATGGAGAACTATGAGCAATCCCCTCAGTAATCCCCTGCTGGAAAGCGGCTTCGACGGCTCCGTTAATCTGGAGGCGCTGGCAGGAGTGATGGATCCTAGCTTCAATGACCAGAACGGCGACGGTGTGCCGGACCACTACAACCAAGAGCTGGCTCCTTTACACACTAACCATCGTGGCTATGTCGGAGAGGACGGCTCGCTGTACCGCAAGGAAGTCAGCATCAGCCCCGAGGGTGAGGTAAGCCGAGAGTATACGGACGAGCGTCTGTACTTCTGGACCCCGCCGCAGGAGCTGGGCCGCGCGCCTAACGATCCGGCCGCACAAGAGCGAGCGATGGCCGGACCCAAGGGCTTCGGAGCCGCTGGCCTGTACACTGAGGCAGAGATCAAAGAGGCGTGGGAAGCTGACGAGGGCATGGGATACCTCAAGGAGCACACCGACTGGAACTCGTACTGGAACTTCGTTCAGAAGACTACGGACCTGTTCACTGATCCTACGTACAACGATATGACCGACGGCAACATGGCCGTGGGTAACTTCCAAGACAGCCCCGAGTACATGGCCCTGCTGGAAGAGACAGGAATCCCTACGCAGTACATCAACGACGACGGTGACGTGTTCAACTTCAACGGGACCACGTACGTCAAGGACTACAAGACCGACGACAGCATTGGCGTAGACGTTATCAACAGCGCATTCCTAGGCATCATAGGCTCTGTCGTTGCTGGCCCGTTAGTGGCCGGCGCTTTAGCAGGCACGGGAATGAGCGCGGCGGCGGCTAAGGCCGCGTCATCCGCCATCATGAGCTTGGCTCAGGATGCTATGACCACTGGTGATCTTAGCTTCGGCGATGCCTTGCTGTCGGCCGGTATGGCATACGGCGGCGATAAGCTGGTTGAGGCTATCAAAGGCGGCGGAGTAATAGACGCAGTGGGTCAGGCCGAGGGAGGAGACCTAAAGGCCATCGTGGACGGATATGCGGCCACAGGAAAGTATAGCCAAGAAACCCTAGACAAGATGTACGAGATAGCTCAGGGGGCCGCTGAAGAAGGCGGGAACATGACCGACGCACTCGGAACGCTGGGCGATCTTGTCGGGGCGGTTGGAGATGCGTACCTAGATAACGACGACTACAACGTAGACTACGGCGGCGCTGATCCTGACAATACGGACATCATCAACAACGGCACACAGAACGAGGATGATGAGTTCGAAGAGGACTTCGGCGTAGACACTAACATTGACATGCCTACTATTACTCCTAACGTCGAAGACGTAGAAGTAGGAGGCGGCGGAGACGTTACCGATGGAGACGTCACAAACGGAGACGTTACGAACGGCGACGTTACTGGTGGTGACGTTACAGGCGGTGACACAACCACACAAGGCCAGTACGAAGTTGTAGGGCAGAGGGAAGACGGTAAGTGGATTGTCAAAGACAACGTGGACGGCGACGTCTGGGTGGTCGATGGCGACTACGCTGTCGGTGACTTCATTCCGGAAGAAGGCATGGTGGATGCTGTCGGAGCTGAAGGCGAGTTAGACGGCGACGGAGTTAACACAGACACCGACGTAGACGCAGACGTGAACAACCCCATCACCAACTCCCAGATAGACATCCTGATAGACAGAGGGATGACTCAAGAACAGGCCGAAGCCAACCAAGAGTCTGCCATCAATCAAGGCGCTGACGCTAATGGCGACGGCATGGTGACGGACGAAGAGTGGACCGAGCACACGGGAGGAGACGTTACCGATGGAGACGTTACCGATGGAGACGTTACCGATGGAGACGTGACCAATGGCGGCAATGGCGGCGACGGTAACGGCAACGGCAATGGCGGCGACGGTAACGGTAACGGTAACGGGAACGGCGTAGGCCTCCTTGCAGGCGGCGGCGGCTACACTCCAGAGTGGGGCGAGCTGTTTCAGTACACCACGATCACTCCGTACCAAGCCAAGCAACTGGAACCAGTACGACAACACATTGCGAAAGCTAGAGGAATGCTATCATGAACTACACGGACCTAGTCAACGAAGTCCTGATCCGTATGCGAGAGGACACTGTGGACTCCATCGGTGGAAGCCGTCTTACTATCACCGACGATCCGGTGGTAGATATTGTAAAGCTGGCTATCAACGACGCCAAGCGGCTTGTCGAAGACTCTCACACGTGGAATGCCCTACGTCATGACTGGACATTCACCAGTGCGGCAGGAACTCACACATATCCCTTGACAGGTGCCGGAAACTATGGTACAATAGATACTGTATACAGCAGTAATGGTACAGAGTTACGTAACGTATCGTTATCGTACATACATAAGAAGTCAGCACAACAGCCTGCTAACAATACTCCTATGTACT